GTTGTAATCGCCATTTTACAATAGTCTTATTAAGGTTATTTATTAAAAAATAGTTATACTTCTAATTGAAGCAATGTAATCGAATAATTGAAGGTTGTAGTTACACCAGACTGGTTAGTTATTGCTGCAAAAACAGTAGTAGCAGAACCAGCATTTCCACCCAAAGCATAAGGTGTAAAGTTCAATGTTGTAGAACCAGCACTAACTGCAGCCTCTGCAATAACTCCACTACCTGCTGTAGGATCTTCTCCCACACTACGAGTAGAATCATTACTCCTGGATGCATCGTCAGTATATAGTCTCAACCATCCTGCAGTTGATAATCCAACTTTCAACACTGCGTAAGACTTATATCCACTAAATTCAGTATTACCAATACCATTATTGTTAATGGATGCAGTAGTTCCTGTAAATTCATATCTGGATGTCATCAATCCAGAATTAGTTCCAGTAGCAGAGAATTGAGCAGCAGTTGTTACACCACTAATATTGACATTACTACTTAATGTAGCAACACCAGAAACTCTCAAATAATCATCAATAACAACTTGACCACCTGCAGAATCTATTGTTAGATTTCCTGAAGCAGTATCAAGTTCATTGTTACCAGTGACACCAATTTGAATGTTGTCTATGGTAGCACCACCATTAGCATCTAAAGCACCAGTTAATGTTGTAATACCAGTTGCTTTTAAGTTGGTGAATGTAGAACCTGCTGTGGTATCAATACCAGCAACATTATTACCACCAGATGCACTGACAGTAACAATACCAAGATGAATTGGAGTAACAGTAAGGTTATCTGCAAAGTTAATTGTTCCTGCAGTACCTACCGCTGAACCACTATCCTTAATAATAACACCAGAACCAGAACCAGTTACACCAGTTAGTCCTGAGCCATCACCAATGAATTTACTTGCAGTTACAATACCAGTAAATCCAGCATTACCGTCATTAAGACCAATACTTACTGCAGAACCAACTCTTAATCCACCATTAGCAGTTACGATACCAGCAAATGAAGCAGCACCATTAGTTTGAATAGTAGCACCAGTGCTAACCTTAACTCCTAAAGTACTCGTCTCAAAAGTCTTTGTACCTGCATAGTATAATTCAACACTACTTCCTGCTTCTGCCGTAATCATCGAGGCGTTATTCGCCTGATTATTGATCATTAAGTTAGAACTTTGAAGATATAAATTACCCGCAGACTTTGTATCCTTAATGTAACTATGGCTGCCATCATGCCAAATGTCTAGGTCAGCAGCAGCACCAAATGATAGTTTTGCATTATCTTTAAAGTATGCAGTACTACCAAATCCAACAGTAGCACCTGTACCTGTTATGACTTTTGCATCAAAGGTTGCAGTTGCACCTACACTTATTTGGTTTATAACACTTACACCCGTTCCGACAGTATCGAACTGAGGTAAATCATTATGGAAGAGAGTTACACCACCATCATCTTTAAATCTAGCAAGAGTCTCACCAGAACCATAAATGATTATGTCACCAGTTCCAGAGTCCTGAATGTAAGAATCCTGGCCATTATGATATATTTGAAAATCTGTTCCCCCACCGAAAATTGCTTTAGCATTATCGGCAAATTCTAGTTGATTCTGACTCTTATCCCAAAAAATATTAGCACTATCACCAGTAAATGTTATATCGTCACTAAATGTAGCAGTTCCTGTTTGCTGAAGACTTGAATCAATTGTTGTAATACCAGTTATCTTAACATTACCATCAACAGTTAATTTTGAAGACGCTGTTGTAGTTCCTATACCAACATTACTAAGAGTTCCTGTGGTATTAATACCTGTAGTATTCTGTACGAAATATCCAGTTCCACCACCAGCACCTGAGTTTATAGTAACAATACCTGTTGGACCACCTGTAAGAGTTATATTTGATCCAGCAACAATCGAAGTTACAATTCCGGCAAGTAAAGTACTACCGCTATTTCCACCACCTCTTAGCAGAGCGTAGATCTCATCAAAGTTTGCATTTATTTTACCAGCAGCAGACCTCAGGCTATCACCCGTCCCGTCATTAGCGGCAGATCCAGTGCCTATCCCTTGCTTTGCCATTATCGAATAGTTTTAGTAGAAGTATTTATCATTAAGTAGAATAACCAACAGTTCTCAATTTAGGGTTCCTCATTATCATATCGCCAGTAGAGAGTCCAGCAAATCCGTTCTCTCCATAATAGACATATGAATTAGCCCTCTGTCTAGAACTACATGTAATCTTACCCCAACTATATTCACCAAAGTATGCTTGACCATTAGTAGAAGTAGAAATTGTACCTGCATAGACGTTACCACTTGCCTCATTATCAAGTTTTAATGTATCAGAATCGAATGTGATTCCTCCAGAATCCCAGTTCTCAGTACCAATACCCGTTAAGATTGTTGTATGGATTCTGGTAACAGATGTTGTACCAATTCCTATAACTTGCCGTTCAATAATATCTCTAGTATTAACTTGGAAGACAGAATCAACAAATTCTGTAGAAACTCCGATTACACGATCATCTATTGATTTTGATGTGAATGGTGTTGCCCCAATTCCGGCACCTGTATCAGCAACTCCAACGTTGGAATTGTAAATAACAAAGTAATCTTGTGGATTTAATCCACATTGAGTTACTGCTGTTCCAGTTATTGTAGCATCTCTTAAATAAGAATCCTCCGGAATATATAAGTCAAAGATTAATTCAGGACCAGATGTTGTAGTTGTTGTACCAAATCCAACAATCCTTCCAGAGTCCCCAACCCAAGATTCGGGACTATTATCTTCTCTTGTATATGTAGGAGGACTAATTAATACAAGAGGAGCAGATGTTTGTGTATATCCAGCACCAGGAGTGGTAATAGTAATAGATGTAACAACACCTGCAGTAATAGATGCCGTTGCTTCTGCTCTAGCAGTTGTTCCTAATCCAACAGGATTCTGAATATTAACCTGAGGAGCACTTAAATACCCTCTACCACCAGTCGATATTGCAACTGATATAACCGTAGAACCTGTACCAATAAATGCAGTTGCAGCAGCACTAACTTTATCATCCTGAGAAACTAAAGCGATATCCTTCTGGAAAGTTACACTTACATCATTTTCATTATATGGATCAAAGAATGGTCTTAAATTATCAACATAAATGATAGTAGTTCCAACACCTACTGGTTGAGTTAAATATGCGTATGGGAAAATATTAGCCTGATATAATTCGCGATCTTTTGAAACAATTTTTCCATCAACATACTTATCTTCAAGTTGCCTACACCAAGTAAGAGGTCTTTGTATTTTAGTATCATCAATTAACCCTGGTCCGAAGAAGGGCATTGTATCTACTGCATCTGTAGCAGTAACTTCGGCAACAGTACGTGTATCTTGCTGGAGGAAATAATTGTCTTTATCATTTACTCTTGAATCATAATTAAGTTGAATTTCATCACCACGTTTGATAGTTTCTATAACTGAAACATCAACAACGTCACCACCACCAGTTCCCTTATAGAAGAGGAACTTCATTGTGTCGCCGTTATACTCTCCATTTGCTGTTGGACCTTTTGGTGCTTCACTAAATGTTATAGAACTTCCACCATCAAACTCATATCCTTGTCCAGGAACCTGTAAAATATCGTTAATAAAGACGAGAATAGTATCTTGAACTGTTATCAGTGAACCTCTCTTTGCTACAATTGAATAAGGAAGGCCATTAAGTTTAATTGGGAATTTCCTCCTAACTCCATCAAATAGATCAGAGAAGTTATCAAGAACTTGAAGTTGTCCTACTGACCATCCCGTAAATACATCATAATCAGCTTCCTCTACTGTTAATTGGAATTCATTAAAGTTAGCACTTGATGTAGTAGGAATTCCTGTTGTTCCTGTTAATGGTAATGTAAGGATATGTCCAACATTATAACCATATCCAGTATTCTTAACTTCAAAATCAATTACGGTAGAACCCATACTAACATTAACATCAATAGTTGCTTGTGCTCCACCAGTACCAGGAGAATCTGAACTATATGCAAGAGGAATATCAGTATAAGAAAGAGGATCATCAATTACAACATTCATTAATCTTTCAATACTTCCACTTCTTGCATATAAGTGCTGATATTCTGATTTACCACTATTAACAGTAAATGACTTAGTATCAATAATCGTAATAATAGTTGCTCCACTTGCAGCAGCATCAGTTCCTCTAGGTACTAATAGTGCTTCCTGAATTACTCCTCCACCTTGATAGTATTTCGCAAGTGTTGCTATTCCAGCACTTATTGAAAGTTCTGTAACTGTTGTACCAATTCCAACAACTTCCATACCACGATAGTTGTCAGTTGGTACTCTTGGATAGGTATGATTTGTAGCATTACCATCCTTAGTGCAATTGAAGGTTAACGAATCTGTAGCAATCTTAATATTTCTTCCTGTCCTTAAACTATGACCCATTCCCACATTAAGAACTAAATCACCAGTTGCGGCATTGTATGATGTAGCAGAACTACCAGAACCAACAGCAACATCATAATAAACGATTGTTGTTATACCAACATTAAGAGTGATTGTAGTAGCAGTAGTTGCAGCAATTGAAACCTTATTCGCTGATATTGGGTCAGTAGACCTTGGATATGAATGATAACTAGCATTTCCATCCATATCACAAGTAAATGACATAGATTCATCAACAATCCTTACACTCTGTCCTGTTATTAACTTATGTGCTTCTGCAAGAGTTAATACAAGCACTCCAGTTGAAGGTGTATATACCGCATTTGTTACATCATGAGTTCGAGCAGTATTAATACCAACATTTACGGTAAAGGTATCAGTTGTAAATCTTGTGATAGGTATTGCATCATTGTTTGCAATAGGATCATTTGCACGAGGATATGCATGGTCAGTATTATGCTGATCCATTTCACAAGAGAATGTTATTGCACTCGTAGCAATTCCAACAAAATTACCAGTATTTAAACCATGACCAACAATTGTAAGAGTTAATTCACCAGTTTCCCCATTATACGTTGCACTTGTAGGAGTGGTTGTACCAACTCCAGCTGCAGTAACCCCTCCATCAACTGCACTTACAAATGTATGAAGATAATTACCTCCAGATTTTACTCCACCTTTTTGAGCATAAGCAAAGTTATGTGTGTAGTTACCACCAGAAACTATTGCGCTAGTTGCAGCACTGACGAATGTATGCGTATATTGATCATTCTCTCCAGCAGAACCAACGTTAACGGTGATTGTTGCACTTTGATGAATAAGTCCACTTGCTTTTGCTGATACAAATGTATGAGTACTTGTATTACTGGAAGGTGCATTAGTTAATACATTAACTCTAAAGGTATTAGTTGTCTTATTTGAAATTGTTAACCATTCACCACTAACCGGATCTGTTGCTCTAGGATATTCGTGCTGAGTCTTATGATCATTCTTAGCACAAGTAAATGTTAATGACTTATCAACTAATCTAATCTTGTCCCCATTGGAGAATCCATGAGCAGGAACTGTAAGAGTTAATACACCAGTAGTAGGGTTATATGATGCATTAGTTACTGTATATGCTGTACCATCACTTGTAATCTCAACAGAAGTATCATATGCTTGATCTTTTCCGTGTGGATAGTAATCGGTAGTAAGACCAGAATGACCAGTAAATCCTAATCCAGTTAGGATAGCAGTATCACCAACCTTCATCTTATGACCATATCCTATATGACCACCAGAAGAATAAGTATGTGTTAGTGTACTAATACCAGCAGTAAACTTAATAGCAGTAGGACTTGGAATACTTACTATAGTAAATGTATCTCCTGTTGCAGTATCTGAATTTGGCCAAGTAGTTGAACCATAATCAGTTCCAGAACGAGCAAGTCCAACATTTAATCCAGCAAGAGTGAAACTTCTACCAACACCCGTCTTATGAGCAATATTATGAGCTGATGCTAATGTAACTGTACCTACTCCAACCGCATTATCATATGAGAAAGTTGTAACTCCTACAGTATTCAACCCAACACTTACGGTCATAATACCGCTTGCTGCATGGAAAGATGCAGTTGATATTGACATCGAACCTGCATAATTACAGGTCATTGCTAATCCGCTAATCTTAACTTCATCACCAACTACCATTTCATGTGGTTTGAATGTTGTGATTGTGGCAATACCTGTTACAGAATTATACCCAACATTAACAATATCTCTTGGAGTATAAAGTATTCCAGAATTTGTAATTGCAATCCCAGTTATATGACCATCAACAATCTGTGCTGTACCCATCCCAATAAAGGAGGATCTATCTAGATAACTTTGTTCCTCTAAATTACTTGATGTTTGTATTGCAACATTAACAGTTTGAAGACCAACTCTATATCCAGAACCAGTATTTCCAATTGAAATTGCACTAACTGTACCTGCAGAAGAAACTGTTACGGTACCACCAGCAGATACTAGAGGTTGATATCCAAATCCATCAGTTGAACTAACAGAAACGATAACACCACCAACAGGAATATTTGCGTTATTGGGGTCAAATCCAACAGAACTTGCAGTTCCAGTGAAGGTAATTGTAGAAGCAGATCCCGCCTCACTCATTGTGTAGTTATTAACTAATCCAGGACCTTGGAATACGCCATTGATTATAATAATGGCATTATTAGTGGCAATTCCAGTAACATTGGCATTATCTACTGTTAATGGGAATTCTTTAGTATACCCAGTAAATTTCTGGGAAATGTCATCATAAAGGTAGTTCTTCGTATATGTTTCTTCGGTACCATTTGGTATTCCTCCACGCATGAAGACCCTACCCTGGAAACTAGATGCTGTTGTAATACCTACCCAATCTCGTTCATCTGGTGGATTTGTGGTAGAACCCATGGGTTGTTGACCATGAGGTGGTTCAATAAAGTGAACATTATTCTCAACAACATTATAATGACCTCTAATTTTTTGAACAGTTGTTCCCGTGGTAAATCCCGCTTCAGGAGTTCCTAACCACCCACGTCTAACTTTAATTTGGTTTGTTGATCCAATACCAACAGAAAGTATCTTCATACATTCTATCGTATTACCACTACCAACTTGAATATAATCAGCCCCCGCAAACGATGAGATTCCAGTAAATTTAATAACATCCTGAGCCAATGCAGCACTATCTGCTAAAGTTGTAGTAACAGATGTTCCCGCAATTGGGGATTGAATCATATTATCAATCGCAAATAGAACTTTCTGATTTGGATTTACTCCAGTTAAGGAGTGTGATGTTCCAATACCAACAGAACTAATATCTAATGGGACTGGTATAGAAGCTAATGCATCTTCAGCAGACCTTGCAAGTTGGATTTTATTTTCACTCTTCTTAATAACAAAAACTGAACTTGGTGTAAATGTTGTTGCTCCAATACCAGCAAAAGTTGTATTTGCTATTCCAATAGCATCTGTAGTAAAACCACTAGAAACAGAATACTTAACTTCTTCACCACTTACAAAGAAATGATTTGATAGTTCAATAGTATTATCAGCAACATTAATAGTAACTGGACTTGATCCGTCAAAGTTCCTTCTAAAGATATCTTCTGTTTTATAAGATAAATTAAATGCTTTTCTAACCGTATTTTCTGTTCCTTCATATGTTGCACCATTTGATTCAATCGTAGCATTATTAAATTCTTTTAATATTTCTCCACCAACTTCTCTACCTCCAGGGATATTAGTATTCTCATCAACACGAAGAACATTCATGAAAATCTTAACATCAATATCTCTACCAGAAGCAGGTCTATAGGTAATCTCTGTCCTATCTTCAGACGCTCTTCTTCCACTAAGAGTACCTAAATCAGTGAAAGCAGTACCAACATGAACTTCACCATACTCATTTAAGTATACTTGATTAGCAGCATCTGCTGCATAATCGTCAACAATAAGAAGTTCTGATAAACAATGGGAATTAGTAGCTGGATCAGTTGCTTGAATTATACAATATGCAGCATCATAATCATCACTATAACTTCCAATACCAACTTCATCAGGATCAGCAGAAGCCTCCATAAAGGTGCTCTGAGTCTGCATAGTACCATAAGTAAAGTCGTATGAAGACTCAGATGTATTCTTATATCCTTCAGTAGAGAATGCTACTGCAATTGCATTAATCCTTGTTGTTGTAAATCCTGCTTCAGGTGTATACTTAAGAACAATATCTTGACCATTCATATAAGAATAGAATGTTCCAATATTACCTGTTGATGAATATGGATCTTGATAACTATGGATAGTTAATTGACCATATTCCATCCAAGAAACTTCTGTTCCATCACAAATTAAACTTACTTCATCATATTCAACTCTTCCAGTATCAGTTTCGGCAGTAACCAGTATCTTTGCAGACCTGGTACCCGATATATTGGTTCCAACTCCAACAAACCTATAAATTTCGTCTGCAGCACCACCTGCTATTGAAACGTTTGTACTTGCAATACTAATTAAACTTCCAGTAAAATCTGTTGATATACCAAGTGTTGTACTTCCAATTGAAGGAACCGAAGTCTCAATTCCAAGAACATTCCTATCAATATTATATGAGAACGTTCTTACATTATAATTGTTTACTTCATACTTAGTTGGATAGAATCTAAGAACACTTTCACCACCTTCGAAGGTATAATCAAAACCTCCAAGGTCACTAACAGTACTAACATCACCATACTGGTTAATCATCGAGAAACCACGATCAATGTCATGTAGAGCATTGATCATCATTATCTGTCTCTCACCACCATACAATCTGTCTCTTATGAGAGCAACAATCTTCTGACTTCTACCATCTTTAACGGATTGCCTTAAAATATCAGAATATCTTGTTGTTCTTGCATTATCGTCAAAATACTGACTAATATCATCTACATTCAGAACTCTATTTCCAATAGACTCTGCATAATCGGTTAAAATACGATTTTTAATCGTAACTTCGTCAGAGAATGGTCTATCAGCAATAAAGTAATTCTCAGTAGCTAAATCGAAGATCTCAACACAATGTAGACTTTCTTCACCCAGCATATCAACAACAACAGTTGTATCGCCAACAGGAATAGGATGAAGAGCATCTTGATCATCAGATGATGATTCCATCTGGAAATCACTCCACTTCCGGAATCCTGCAGTATGGTTTAATGCACTAACAACATCTTTCCAATCTTCATAAGTAACTCTAGATTTAATAGAATATGAGAAATTCTGATAGTAATCGTTATCATGTATTCTTTGTAATTCATCATTCAAAAATCCGGTAGTATATTCCCAACCATTGTCAACAATTGCATAGTAATCTAGGTCATACTTTGCTTCAAATCCAAGTTTTCCAATAATCGTCGCTTTAGCACCTGTTTCTTGAGTTTCAAGAATTTTACCAAGTGTAAATTCTCGGTTACTTTCTACAGTTAACTCAGAATTTTCTTCATCCCATCTAGATATTACACCAGACGCTAAGCCATCACTTACTGTCTCACCAACATTAAATAAATTATCTTTTAAGGTAGGAGCAAATCGTGGGAAAAATCTCTGTGGGGTTATTATTACAGACGAATTAACACTATCAAATTGTCCTGGCAATTGATTATCTGCTTTAATAAGATGATCTGCCATGCTCCAAGATATTGTTGGATAAGCTCCTAAATTAGTACTTACACCACTTATAGTGAATAAATCATAATCATATTGAGAAGAATTATAACCATTACCAGTTGAAGCAACACCAACACTGGCATTCTCAACCATAATATTCATTCCAACTTCAAACCAAAAATCTTCAACTCTACTACATGGAGTTCTTACCGTAGCAGTTGCTATTTGAGTATTTGAATCATAACTAATATCTTTAAATCTAACTCCATTTGGATTACCTATAGGTAAAATTGTAGGAGTAGTATTATACATACTATTCGAATTTTTAAGAATATTAACTTTCTTTTGAGCAGCATTATATTCTAGATCAATATCAGTAACTATTTTCTTTGTTTTACCATCAAGAACAACCAAACTTGGTGGTGTATTATAGCCTCTTCCCACTGAAGTAATACCAATAGCATTAAATCCAGTCAATTGTTCAAGAGTTAATACTTGTGGGAAAATTGCCCGTGGTCTTAATGTCTTATCTGTAGGATAATCAAATCCAACATTTTCTATAGAGGTTTTCTTAACTCTTCCAATATTATCACTAGAAGATTCTAATATAACTCCTGTTCCTAAATCAGAAGTTACTGTAGTAATTCCAGGTAATTCTAAATACCCATTTCCACTACTAGTAATTTTAACATCGGTAATACGACCCACTGCAGTTGTAGAATCTGTATCATATTCTACAGTTGATGCAGAACCAGAATATGAAGTAACTTCAGGATATTTTGGTATATCGTAAATAAACGTATTTGATGATTGTTGGAGAATATTAAATCTTCCAGCATAAGCACTTTTTTTAGTTATAATTTCATTGTTAGAAGCAACATCCGCATCTGTTACAATTTCCTTATTAATCTTAGGATTTTCGGGTAAATCTACTGGATTTAATCTATAATAGAATAATGATGGAGTATATTGATTAATTTTTAATGTTACTTTAGCATCAGTTGATACTCCAATATCACCAGTTTGAATAATATCAAATTCTTTACCTACACCATTTGTTTGATATCTTTGGGTATATTGAGAATCTAGATAAAATTCTAATTCAAATGCTGGATAATCTGTAGAACTTTGTCTATAAGATAAAGAAGAATCTGATAAATCAAAAGTTATAGTAGTATCATCATAATAAGTTAATGGTGGATTAACTAGACAAAGTGTTCCAACATTTGCAGTCGTAATACCAACAAATGTTGGAATTCCTTTTTGAGTCTCATACTTATCAGCAGTAAGTTTAATTCTATCCCTATCAATAACATAAACAAAATATTCTCTCTTATCAATCAATCCACCTGAAGGAGTATCGGATTTATGAATTATCTTTTGACCAGTAACTAAATTATGATTAGGAATAGAAATTGAATTTGGATTTCCTGTTATAGAAGCAGAAGTTGTAATACCACTGGCAGTAAAATATAATCCACCTGCAAACATTTTTCTATTTGTAGGATCATACTTTATCGTCGTAATACCAGTATTTCTTGGATTAATACTAACAACAACTTCGTCCTTATGACGTAATCTGTGAGATGAAGCACAAGCAACGGTTACTAAATTTTGCTCTATTGATCCTTTTACAATATCATTATACTTTATTGTTTTAAAACTATGATAAAAACCAGTTCCTACACCACTAAAATAAGCCAATCCTTGATGAGATGTAGTATCTGCAGTTCCAACATATGATCCAGTTGAACCCAATCCAACCCTAACTGTTGATATACCAATTAAGTCATGACTTACTCTAGTAACATATAAAGATGAATAAGATGTAAGATCTATTTTATCACCAGTAGCAACTTGATTTGCGGATGTAATAATCCCAATAGCATCAGCACCTAATGAATTTGTATGATATGTTACTTGATCACCAGTCTCTAATTCATGACCACGTAGATAAATTGTTTGTGATGGTACAAAATGTTGTGTTGCTCCTGCTCCAGGATTTGCAAAGAATACGGTAGTACCTGCTCCTGTCAAAGTACCTGCAAGACCTACAGGGAAAGCACTTCCCAATCCAACAGATTCTATTGGATTAAAATAGTATTCTCTATTGATTCTAGAAGTATATGAAGTATTAGCTGAAGAAACAAAAGTAAATTTCCTAGGAACTTCCTTTATAGTTGTTGTTGCAGTGTGAGATAATCCAGTTTGAGCTTTTAAATCTCTTAAAACTCTAACCCTAGAATTATATCGGTCTATATTTAATACTCTAACATACTCATCACCAAAGAAACCTGTTGTTAAAATACCAGCTAAACGTAGAACATCATTTTCCTTTATAGATGGATATCTTAAATCACCTTTAACTGAGAGATACGTAACAATACCAGTAACTCCTTCAGTTGCAATTCCAACTTCTAATTGAAGTACATTGGTGCTAATACCAATGTTATATGAACCTTCAAGTTTAGAATTTGTAGTGTTAATCCCAGAAAGTGATAAGAGAGTATTGTTTATAAATCCATGACTAGTTGTAGCGAATCCAACAAAAGCACCAGGTCTACCTTCTAATGGATAAAACTCAACATCCTCCATTTTAGAGGCAGTTATAGAAATTGTTCCTATTCCAGAACCAGCAACTCTTGAAACTTTACCAGCTGCACCAAAAGTATTTGGAATATCCTTTTCAAAAACTAACTTATCACCAACTTTATAATTTGTTCCTCCTGTAAGTATACCAACTGAAGTTACACCACCCTTTTCAGCAAACCTAATAACAGAATCAGTTGGGATATAATTATAAGGTTCAATTACATAATTATATCCACTATGATCCTTATCTAAAGAATATGGATAAGTGTTTCTGCTCCAATCCGTTTCATTTAAATCTACTGCTTCCTGATTAGATAATCTTTCAAAGTTAAATGGTTCTGGTTTTGCATTATAAGTATCTCCAATTAAATAAGGAAATGCTGGTCTCTTATAATTAACAAATGGTCCAGTTCCTTCAACCTGTGACTCAAATGTTGCAAAGTATGCATAAGTACCATTTGGATATTCTGGTGTTACACAGAATCTTCCATTTTTCTCATCAAGAATACCATCATCAGATGAATATGACCACTCAAAATCTTCTACAAAGAATTCTTCTGGGAATACTGTAGTTGGAGGTCTATTTACTAATGCTACTGATCTTTCCTTATATCCAGATTTTAACTGAATAATTGAACCACCAGTTCTTGAAGTATATCCATATGGTCCATAAATTGGATAACCATCATATGACCAACCAATAATAGGAGAGTGTTTATCAGTATTCGACTCTTGACCATTTGCAAGAGTTAAATCTTTCTTACCATATAGAACATCGCCATCAGATCCAGATGTATAAAGAATCTTTCTTAAACTTCTAGGAGCATATAGATATGAACATTGTAATTCATAATCTTTATTTGTTGGTACAGAAATAAAGGCATCATCATTAAGTATACTTCTAAAATTCCTTCTAAATTCATTTACTCTCCATTTTTGCACCCTTGGTTTAAAGTATGCACCCTTTCCAGAAGCTACTACCTTAATTATTGTAGTAGATGAACCATAACCAATTCCACCTTTATTAACTTTTACTGAAAGAACTTTACCAGTATTTGGATCAAGTTCTGGAACTAAATCTGCTCCTGTTCCGAAACCACTAATAGCTAGAGATGGTGGTGAATTATAATCCGTTCCTCCAAAATTAACACTAACATCTACAATATTTCCTGCAGAATTTATTACTGGAGTTATAAAAGCATCATTTCCAGACCATAATTTAACATCCGGATCTCTCTCAAAATTAAGTATTTCTGAAGAACCATACCCAACTCCCTTTTCAATTAGATGAATTGAAGTTATTTCACCTCTTACAATTGGTTGTGCTATACATTCAAATGTATCACCTGCAATAGAAGATATTCCGACTGAACCTACTACATCTACAGTGATAGGTGGATAATTAAAACTATGAGTTCCTAAACCAGTTGATCTAAATTCAGCAAATTGGTTTGTATTATAATAAAAATCTTTTACAGTAGTTCCAACTCCAACATTAGCTAATTTAAAAGAGTTTTCATCTAGAACTTTAATATAATAATCTAACGTAGTGGAAAGACCTGATATAATAGTATTTTGTCCATCACCAATATCTAAAGAATATCGAACAACTTCTAAATCTTTAAACTGATGATCCTGAATGGTTATAATATCTGATGCCGTATTAACACCAACTGGTTGGAAAGTTCTCTTTTTATTCTTATATCCAGATCCAGGATTAGTAAGAGTAATTGAACCTACTACTGCTTTACCGTTTAATGATTGTAAATCATGATTTCCTTCACCAAAATCAGTAAATCCAGTGGTACCAACACCAGCAATTGCATCAGGTAATGTTGTATATAATTTAATATTTTTATCATCTACTGGACCAACATAATATACTGCTCCTGTACTAAGACCTGTTAAAGACTTCTTCCCATGAGTTTCGTATCTAACTCTTTCACCTGCTCTAAATTTATGATAAGTACTAAATCCAATAATAGACGTGTCAAGACCTACTCGAATTGCTGCATCTAATCCTGTTGCATCAAAGGTAACTATATGCTCCTTAGTAACTAATTTGGCAATTGCAGTTGCCCCTTCTCCTCCACCACCACTAATATTAACAATAGGAGTTTCAATATAATCATATCCAGGATTTAGGACTTTAATTTCTTTAAAATTACCCTCAACAGCAACAACTCCCGTCGCTCCTGTGCCCACAGCGTCGATAATACTCAGAACGGGTGGATTTATCACATCATAGTTTTCACCGCCCTTGGTGACCTCTACAGAGTCCAATTGACCCGCATATACAGCGTCTCTGGACTTATAATTTAAAATTTCTACACCATTGATGAGAATCCCAGTATTTCCAATTGGTGTCTCATGAACCTTTCCATCATAGACTGGTTTACCTATTTTTCTTAATAGTTTTTGGGGTTGTATTTTCCTATCTTTAAAATAATATTTCTCTACAGTATTATTTTCAATAGTAACATAATCAATACTTGTTTCAACTTCAGCAAAAATACCAGCACTGATGTTTGATCTACTCTTTGCAAATTTTACCTTATTATCATCAATCCTGTATACAAAGTAAAGACCTTCTGAAAAGAGTTGACTCTTAACCCACTCTTGACGTATAACATTCCCTTCAGAGTCTATTGTATCAACACCATCTTTATCTGGAGTATAATAAACAGCATCTCCAGTATAGAAATTATGGTCAACACCAGTTGTTAAAACAATTTCTGTTTCTCCTTCAATATAAGTTCCTGAAATAACTACCTTAGAATCTTTGGTATTTAATTTTAATCTACCAGTAGCTGGTAAGGAGTTTGAAGCAACTAAAACAGAATCAGAACCTACATAAATGTTTTGAATATTTGCAATAAGATTGTTTAAATTGATGTGTATATCTGAGTCTACTCTTGAAAATTCTCTACGAACATTAACAATCGTTTCGTGGATGCTTTCACCAGTTTCACTTGGGGCTGGCAGACCTTCACCTCGAATTATGCAATTATATTCATCATAAACATCTCTTACTTCAAATTTATTATCTAAAAGAACATTATTTTTATCATACATTCTTACATTATCACCAATCCTAAGAATATTAGGATCTTTAGTGATTAATCTATAAGTAGAGTTTACTTCGTCAATTAAGAATAAGAATTTTATATCATAATTCTGTATTGTGTTAAAAAGCCAATTATTTTCAGCGAATGAAGTACCAATTAAACCTAATGATTTAGTTTTTATTTTTGCACCTTTAGTGTAATAACGAGTATTGGGTGGAACTGTTAAATTGTTTAATACAGATCTAATTTTTACTCTTATTCCATCTGTAGTCCCTGCACCAGTATCAGAAGAATAAGCATAGGTATTTTGGTCTATAACTGCCTGATCTTTAATCGTTGCTCCAACTGAAGTTGTATTAATACCCAAAAACTGGTTAAGAGTCTTATGAGAATACGTCGCTATTCCACTAGATCCATTTCCATAGTTAAGAGCAAGAGTACCTGAATTTGGAAATCCTAATGTTGAGTCAACATCAATATAAGTTTGTGCAACTCCTACATCACCAATTACAAGTGATTTAGCATGACTAGCAAAATTACCATTCATTAGTTCCATAGAACCATCACCTAGGTTCCATGAACTATCAAGACTAACTTTCCAAAAAATGTTAGTACTAAGACCAATATTAATGCTTTCTACATGTGCAACTGGAGCAGATGCGGGGTCAATATTCTCAAAGTGATCCTGAAAAAGTGTTTTATTTACTAATTCTAAGGGATTTCCCATTATTGATTCTACAATAATGTCCCATGTCTTCCTAAAACCAGCATTAGACGGAGAAATCACATGATCCATCGGTCTATGGAGGTCAGCATTCTCATTAAAGAGTGCTTTAAAGAGAATTTTAAAGGATTCGTCTGTTCCTCTTGAAGAATAAAAATCCTTTGACCTTGTAATAAAGGTTCCTTTATCTAAATCATCATGAAGATCCTTTTGAATTCCATATAATAACTGATTCTTAATCTTTCTTAAAAATTCTTCTAAAAATAAAGCACTTAAATTCTCTACTATAGTGTCTTCTTCATGCGCTTCAGCTTCAGAAGTTGAAAAAATCAAATCTTCTGGGTTCTCTGGATTCGTGTAAGAAGTAATTCCACTAAAACCCCGAACACAATCAACAAAACTTATATCAGTCTTACTTCCATATGAAATAATCTCATTATTAATCTTTAATAATCCATTATTATCTGGAAATCCAAACGTAGCAGGGACATTAAGGGTAGTATCGTAATCTTCAGCTCTTGTGGTGAGTGTTGTTTCCTTAGTAATATTTCCACATTCACTTAATTTTATATACTTATCAATATTACTAATTAAATCAATTGGACCACCTTGATACTCTTGTCCTTTATAATAGGCACTCAAAAATTCACCGACTAGCGGAAATTCACTTTGGACATAAGAAGGTAATTGTTGTTTTACAATCTTATTAAACTGGACCTTTTTTTGTGCCATGTTTTATCTTACAATGCTTCTAGCGTTATAACTTGGAGTAACCCTATAGGTAGTCCCTGATGGATCTGAACCAGAACTAATTTCATCAATAACCATGTCAACATTACTTCTGTCTAGTTGTAAATACAAATCCTGCAACCCAATAACATCATTTGATTCTGGAATTGCTGATATTTCCATGATTTGTACGTTATCTTTTATTTTACCAGACACTATATTTATTGGGTTTAGTGTAATGCGTCCTTTCTCATAGTCAATTGCACCTACATTTCGCCTTACAGGTACTGAAGGTGTATTCCTGTCTCCAGGTAATGTAAATAATCCAATTTTACCCCTTTTCTTATCTGAATCTGGAATATCATATAAGTAGACTTCATCAGATATATCTAATACTCTAAAAGCACTAGATCTGATATTATAACCTTCCATTGAAGAAATATGGAACTGATTACCAAAATCAATCGCATATTCTGCAAATTGGTTAGTAGCAAGTCTCAAATCTCTTCTTATTTGAATAGTAGTAATATTAGAAGTTACTGCTTCATGGCTTTGGTCAATAATCTTCAAAAATTTACTATATTTGAATCTAGCACCATATTTGTTCAATTCTGCGGAATCTGCATACCCATCAATATTAGATTTTACAAGAGTAGAGACTCTTGCGACATTTTTTGCTAAATTTACGTTATAATAGACATTACTGTTAGTTTCAATGAACAAATACTTCAAATCAAGGATTTGGGGGACAATTCCTGCTACAGAGTACTTTTTAAGAGCTCTTTTGATATTTTCTTTAACTGCATTTGATACAAAGTCGCCAGTTCTTGGTTTTATGCTAATAAAGACCTTTCCATACTGTGGAGGAACTAATTCTTCACCTCCATAAACAGAAATTGACTCTGTATCGGGATAAATCTTGTTTGGAATCAAAATTTCATAGTCATTTGCCGTCAATGCTCTATTTTGAGTCGCATATACCTGTGGAGCATACTTTTTAACGGAATTTGTGCTTTCAATCACCTGTCCTCCGGATGAGGGGTTATTTGAAGTGATTAAAGAGACGCCACTAGTGATATTTACTGTAGATTCGTTACGAATATAGAATACTTTTCCACTAAAACTGAAATTTGATATTCCATTAGCAGATTCACCTGTAGTTTTAACGTAAGTAGCTTCAACAACGTTTCCATCTTGTAAAGCCTTACCAAAAATCCCATCTCCGAAGATTAATTCATAATGTTCATCTTCAACTTCATGAACAAAGTATATTGGAGACGTTCCTGTGATTGTTGACCCAGTATTTTGTTCAAAAAGGTTATCTTGTCTAGTATAAGTTAAAGATACAGAAGAATTTGGACTTGGCCTTACAGCAACCCTAAGTGTATCTAAATCTATCCCTGCATTTGATAAAATAAACTTATCAAATGGATTTCTTGAAGAATATTCGAAAGATTGCTCAATAACTGTCCCTTCAAATATCTCTAAATCATCAAAAGTTGCAATTCCATCAACAACAGTAGCAGATTTGTCCTCAGTAATCCCAAAAACGAAGGATTGTCCACCAAATTGCTTAGTTGTACCTGCAACAGGACCTTTTTTAAGGGTTACAGTGGGTGGAGTTGGGTTTACTGTTGAAATATCGACAAAAAAGTTAATATTTGTTCTAGATGATTTTTTAGATCTTGGTAAATATCCAATATTTCTTGCAAGTGCGACAACATTCTCTCTTAATGTAGCACTATCGATAAAAACTTCATTTGATACCATGTTGGCATTATATGAAGTAAGGTATGTGTTATATGCTAAGACATCTAATATGGTTGATAGGTTGGATCCTTCAAAATCATAGTCTGTAAAATCCGAACTAGATTTTAAGTAATCTTTGAGGGTAGTTTTAACCTGGTCGAAATCTAGACCAGTAAAGTTTAAAAGTGGCATTTATCTAGACGGTAATAACACAAATTCTAATTGTTGGGCATCAACATCAGCACCAATTATCTCAAAAGTAATTACAACATTAAATTCATTATTATCATAATTTGGTATTGACTCTACATCCAATAAGTTGACCCTTGGTTCATAAGTATTAATAGAATATTCAATCTCTTCACGTATTGTAACTGCAGATATTTCATCAATATTCTCAAATAAGGATTGAGATATATTAGAACCAAAATCCGGATTGAAAATTTTCTCTCCAGGTACTGTAAATACAATATTTCTTATGGAACGAGCAATAGCAGACTCATTTTTTAAGCCAATAAGGTCATCATTAAGAGGATTACTCCTAAAGGACATACTAACGTCTTTATATTGTTGTTTTACACGCTCTAGAGGCATAAAAAATACTAATTCTAACTTATTTATTAAGGATTTTTACCGATACTCAGTAATTACCTCATAACTTTCAATTTCATTGCAATTTTGGTCTTCATCATCGACTAAACGTTCATAAAAGTCCGTGGAACTTTCCATTTTATCACTTTTTTTAGGTGTTATCCTATCATTAGTGATTTCGCGAAGCATTTTTCCGTTAAAATTTTCCATAATTTTGACCTAGATGGGAATTTTGGTAATAAAAAAGGAATATCCGGTTATGACCAAGATATTCCACTAAAAATATAACGTTTATTGTGCTTATTTAGACACCTTTTGTTTCGTTTATAGCCTCAACGATAATATTTTTCAATTCGCGACGTTTTTTCTTGCCTAAACCTGCTCTTGTATCAATTTGAACCTTCAACCAATAGATAAACGCAAGAACAAGGATAAATTGAATACCTTCACCCCATGAAAGGTTCCATGCTTCATTCAAATCAAGCGTTGCTGCTGATATTAAATTCATTTTCCTTGCCCTCTATAAGGTTTTTTTGCATTATTGCGAGAGGTTGCTGTATATTTGGTGTGCTTACCATTTCCCTGACGAGTTTTCTTCGGAATTGATTCAATAAATTCTGAAGCACCCCACTGACCGCTTTTTGTTTTAACTGGCATTTACTTCCTCCATTGTAATTAAGTTAACATCATCTATATTACCTTCTATATTACCATAATAAACTTCAGATAGTTCCAAAAGGGCATCTGCGGCATCTTCATAAGAAAGATGTCTATACATAACCTTTCCATCATATAAGACATTGAACTTTTTCATTAGTTTGGATTGTAGAGTTTCATATAATATACGAAGGATACAATTCCAAGAACAATTAATAACCCAATACCTGAAAGTATATTCATACTCTTAGTCCTTCTAATTTACGAGCAACGCTTTCCGGTGATGCCTTTACCTTATAAGAGACTTTATCTCTACGAGAGAGTTCGGTGAGAATCTCTGCTTGAAGATCCCATAACTCACTGGATGCACGATGGTTAATCGGCCAGTGAGTTCTTTCTTCTGATAGTACTCTCATGTTAAATAACGCGAGTTTTTTCGTGACCCACACGAATACGAGGATCGCACCAAATCTCATAATCAGCATCCTGTGCATCTAAACAGAACGATACGTCTTCGCCGCACATGTCTTGTACATCGCCACTCTCAAAGACTTGCATCTTAGGAGCAAACCAAGGATACTCAAGAGATTCAAAAACGCCATGTTTAATAAGCACCCAACCAAAACCAGTGTAATCACAAGTAAAAGGCTTCCGACGCTTACCAATAGTCTCAACGGTTTCGTGATTCATAACACCACCGTTCTTTCTGAAATCATCTTCCTCTAACCAATGAGCAACGGAGGTAGTTTGTCCATCTTCTGTGGCATACCAACCTGCTGCAATTGCTTTTTCTTTCTCTGGGTCTGTGCTGCCATCTTCATTAACAGCATCTGCAGGAAGTGCCATGTCACACAACTGCCAAAACTTGTTAGTGTCAAAGACTATATCACTATCAATCCAGAGTTGATAATCATAGGTTAATTTTCCGTCCCATGGAATCTGTTTTGGACCACGTAATACATTTGCTCCGAGTACCTTACAACGTGCAAAGTTTACCATTGATGAGTAATCCTGAGATATCTGAATACTCATTCCATTCTGTACCATGTCAAAGCATAACTGTACAAAATTCTTAAGGAAGATATAAGAGCAACCTCTGCCGGGTAAGCAGAAAACAATTGCCTTTCCTTTCCATCTTGCTTTGATTGCATCTATGTCCCAATCGGGTGCTTTCTGTTTAGGTGCAACCGTTTTTACTTTAAATCCTTTAGCCATAAAAGAGAACTCACTTCATTATATTTTACCACGTTATTTAGAGTTCGTCAATATGAATGTTCTTCGTCAACTGGTAGTAGTTTCCCCGGTCCTCCAAGACCTACCTTAGGGGCGAGTCTCTCATAACTTAAATCATCCTCCGTATAATCTCCCCCTAGAAGGTCAATCATTACTTTGAGCAACTGCCATTTCTCTTCGAATTCCTCTTCCGATAGATTACAATATAAACACCTCTCCTTCGCGTAGATATGATAAGTTGTGTCGTCTACATCTTGCATAATCATTGGCGAATTTTTGTATATATGAAAGAAGTAATAAGGCGAAATTTTACTGGCGGAATTTTTTTTATATCTCCGTATCTCTCTCTCGATTTGTCACCTCTGTAGGTTAGGGTTGTTTAGCTTTTTAACAACGCCCGCCGCCCGCCTATCACATAAGAACGCTAATCACTGTCAGATACGCATCATTATACCATGGCTTATTACAAGGCCATTCGTGTTACTAACTGTGTCTGTCCTATGTGTTACTCTATCATCATAACATAACACACAGTAACTGTCAAGAACTGTGTGTCTGCTATGTGATACTTAAGGGCTACTGATTAAGGTCTTCTACGTATACATTAATGTCCTCATAATCACCATCCAATTCTAATACCTTTGCCCAGTCAATTTGGTGAGGATTAAAGTCACTTTCTACTGACAGATTGAGTGTAATTCTATATTGTTTCTGTGTCCCTGCTATGTTATAAAAAGACATGGGAAATTGGGGGATTTAGAGTGTTACTATTGTACTATAACATACTGTGGAAAACGTGTCAAGTTCGGTGAGTGTATTTATTGCCTTATGTGTATAAAACTGTGTGGTGTTAAGTGTTATTTCGGAGGTCTGTACTTTCTTGGGCGTTTGTGTTATAATCTGCTCGCCAAGATCACTACAAAATATCACATTCCCACACCTAATTACCCTCCTATTTGTGAATACATTTAAAACACGAATAGAAAGCAACCTTATATTTATTCTTGCAATTAGAACGTCATTTATGATAGTTTTCCACAGATTAGGGGTATTAATTGTGGAAAACTGTGTACATACCTGTGTAATACATAGTGGAAAACTACTGTCCTTATCTGTTAGTTTACCCCTGTTAATCGTATCCATATTCGTCCTTAATTAGTGTACGTAATTTGTCTATCTCTTTATCACTTGCATACCATACATAAGCATCACATAACCAGTCTAATTCCTTTGGGTTTTCTGATACTATTCTTACCAAATCATCTATCATTAAGTTTGCTTCTTTCTGCGTTAATTTGTTGTTGTTCATTGTTAGTTTGTTTAGTAAGAGTTTTTGTTAATTAAGTCATTAAATTCGTCTTCTCCAATATCATCTTTCATCTTCTCTTTTAACTCATTTAATGTATAACTTGAATAGTCATCTTCTAGGCACTGATAAGCATATTGATACACATATTGCTCCTCCATATTATCAAGAATTGATTGACAATAGTCTGCTCTAAGTGATGCTAAATCGATGTTAGTTGTTTTCATTTTGTGTTAACCTCTTTGATGTAATTGTCTAGGGCACGTAGTAACTCTGCACCTGCAATTGTTAGGTCATTGATTTGTTCACTGATGGGTTTATTACGTTGGGTTTCTATCTCCTTAACGTAAGATTGTAAGTCGTTTGTTGTCATTTTGGGTTTGTTGATTAGGGTGTTTAATTGTTGTTTTGAGATGACTGAATCGGCAGCCTCTTGTATAACTTTATTGAGTTGATTACGGTTGTACATACTGTTAATAATTACGTAAAGTACGCCATGGTTTAATGTTAGATTGTGGGATATATTCGGGGTTCTTGACGATTACTTTACGGTGTGTCTTTGTGTCAATAACTTTAACATATTGGGCACTGATTGGGGAAGGGATTGTTGTAAACTTGGTGAATGATGTTCGTCTGATAAGTTTCATTTAAGCGTCCTCATCTTGTGGGAATTCTTTTAACTTTGCATCTGCAAGTGCTCCGACCATTACCCATACTTTCTCACCTGAAAGTACGTTCTCTCGACATATATGTTCTACGCAATCTTCAAGCACTAACATAACTTCTGTTGCTTCATTTTGCAGTTGTTCGTTGTTACTTTGTGACATGGGATTAGGTGAGTGTGAGTATAAAAAAAGGCGGAACGATTAGTTCGCTCCGCTGTTAGGATGTCTAACCTCATCTTGGTACTTAGGGTTAAACAATTGGTACATTTTGTTGCCGATTGAGTTCATTAATGCTGCCTCTTTATCACCATAATCTTGATAATCAGCAAGGGCAGAATCAATTGC